AGCGGCGTGCCGCTCCCGGCCGCGCCCGTGCCGATTGTCAGCGCGGGCGACGGCGGAACGGTGACGGTCACGGTGTCGGACGGCGCGAACGAATCGCAGACGCTGACGCTGCAAACGCCGAACGCACTGTGCGGCATCCCGGTTGCATCCAGCGGCAATTACACGGATGAGAACGGGCAGCAGTGGGTCTGCGACGAGGTGGATTTGGCGCGCGGCGTGCGGGTGCAGCGTATCCGGAAAATCAAGGTAACATCGTCGCTCAATTGGCAGACGGCAGGGCGCGAGGTTGACCGCTACTTCGCTTGGTTCAACGGCGCATACACGTCGAACGTGCTCTGCACGCACTTTTCCACCGCTCTTGGCTCTGAAACGGTCGGCGGGGCGATTGCCAATCATAATAACCTTGTCGGCTTTGCATTCGCCGAAAAAGGCACGACGACCCTCGATGACTTTAAGCAGTTTTTGGACGAGAATGACGTTTTTATTTGGGCTGCGCTTGCTACACCGGTGGAAACCGACATTTCTGCGGACGAAGTCGCAGCCTACAAGGCGCTGACTACCTATGCCCCGACGACCGTCATCAGCGTGAGCGGCGGCGCGGGGCTGGCGGCAACCTACAGGCACAGGAAAGCGGCGGAATGATAGCGTTCCGCCAAGAAAAAATCAAGACAATCGAAGAAATTCGCTAAAAGCACCCTGCACGCGCACGGTGCTTTTTTTGAACCCTCAATTCACCACCAAGGAGGCGCATCCCTATGTTATCCCCCGCGGAAATCCGCACATTCATCGACAGTGACAGCGCATCCACCCGCAAGCAGCTTGCGCGGCAGGGTCAGCGCTACTACGAGGGCGACCACGACATCCGCAATTACCGCCTGTTCTTCATCAACGCCGACGGCACGCCGCAGGAGGACAAAACCCGCTCGAACATCAAAATCAGCCACCCGTTCTTCACCGAGCTGGTAGACCAAGAGGCGCAGTACATGCTGTCCGGGCAGGAAGCGTTCGTGCGGTCGGACATTCCGGAACTTCAAGCGGCGCTCGAAGATTATTTCGACGAGAATTTCACCGCCGAACTCTACGAGGTCATCACGGGCACGGTGGCGAAGGGCTTCGAGTACATGTACGCCTACAAGGACGCGGACGGCCACACGCGCTTTCAGGCAGCGGACAGCCTCGGCGTGGTGGAAGTGCGGGCAAAGGACACCGACGACGGCTGCGAGTACGTCATCTACTGGTACATCGACCGCATCGGCAAGGACAACAAAGCCATCAAGCGCATTCAGGTGTGGGACAAAAAGCAGACGCACTTCTTCTGCCAGGTGAACGAGGGCGAGATTGTGCCGGATGAATCCGCACCGCTGAACCCGCGCCCGCACACCATCTGGCGCAAGCCCGGCGACGAAAGCACCTACTTTGACGGCTTCGGCTTCATCCCCTTCTTCCGCCTGGACAACGGGCAGAAGCAGTTTTCCGGCCTCAAAACCATCAAGGGGCTGATTGACGACTACGACCTCATGTCCTGCGGGCTATCCAACAACATTCAGGACGCGAACGAAGTCCTCTACGTTGTCAAGGGCTTCGAGGGCGACAACCTCGACGAGCTGATGACCAACATCCGGGCGAAAAAGCACATCGGCATCCCGGATTCCGGCGGCGACGTTGAGATTCGCACGATTGACATTCCCTATCAGGCGCGCCAGACGAAGCTGGAACTGGACGAAAAGAACATCTACCGCTTCGGCATGGGCTTCAACGCGGCGCAGGTCGGCGACGGCAACGTGACGAACATCGTCATCAAGAGCCGCTATGCGCTGCTTGACCTCAAGTGCAACAAGCTGGAAATCCGGCTGAAGCAGTTCATGCGCAAGCTGCTGAAAATCGTCTTGGCGGAAATCAACGAATCCGGCGGCACGGACTACCAAATGCAGGACGTGTATTTCGATTTCCAGCGCGAGGTGATGGCGAACGCGCTGGACAACGCGCAGATTGAGCTGACGGAGGCGCAGAAGCAGCAGGCGCAAGTTAACACGCTGCTGGCGCTTGCGGACGTGCTGGATGACGAAACGCTGCTGGAAAACATCTGCGACGTGCTGGAACTGGACTACAAGACGATTCGCGGGCGGACGAAATCAGGCGACGACACGGCGGATGTGGTGCTGGATGACGTTCCGGCGGAAGAGGATGACGCGGGGTGATGTGAATGCGCAAGAGCGAGAAGGAAGCCCTGCAAGCCATGCTGGATGATGAGCAGGAGACCATCAAGGCACTGGAAAAGGCGTACCAGCGGGCGATTCGGCGCATCGACAACCACATTCGCATCCTCGAAAGCGACGAAATGACGCAATCGAAGATTTACCAGAAGCGTTATCAGGAGGCGATGAAAGCCCAAATCAGCGCCGCGCTGGACGAACTGCACAAGAAAAGCAATCAGACCATCGAAGAATACCTGACGCGCAGCTACCAGCACGGCTACGTCGGCACAATGTACAGCCTGCACAAGCAGGGAATGCCGATTCTTGCGCCGATTGACCAGCGCGCCGTCACCCGCGCCGTCCGCACGGACAGCAAGCTCAGCGGGCGGCTGTACGGTGAACTCGGCGTGGATATGCAGAAGCTGAAGAAGACCATCCGCCGGGAGATTTCCATCGGCATCTCCATCGGCAGCGACTACAACATGATTGCACGTCAGGTGCAGATTTCTTCCGGCATTCCGCTCAAACGCGCGAAGACCATCGTCCGCACCGAAGGACACCGCATTCAGCAGCAATCCGCCGATGACGCACGCAACGCCGCCAAGGGTCAAGGCTGCCAAGTCGTCAAGCAGTGGGATGCAGTGCTGGACGGCAACACGCGCACGGATCACCGCATCCTTGACGGGCAGATTCGCGAAGTCGGCGAGCCGTTCGAGATAGACGGCAAGAAAGCGGAGTACCCCGGCGCATTCGGGCGCCCCGAAGAGGACTGCAACTGCCGCTGCGTCGCGCTGACAAGGGCGAAGTGGGTGCTGGACGCGGACGAGTTGCAGACCATGAAGGACAGGGCGAAGTTCTTCGGGCTGGACAAGGCGGAGGGGTTCAGGGAGTTTGAGGAGAAGTATCTGAAAGCGGAAAAGGTGTTGAATAAGCAGCGCAAAGGTGGTATAATTCAGATGGATTTGCAGTTCTTTGCAAATTCCGCCGAAAAAGATTTGCAGCGGCAAAAAACTTCTTCTATCCGAAAGTCATTGGAAACGTTTGACCAGCGGATTGTAGAGCATTGGCATAAGATTGAGCATCCCGAAGAGCATGTGCCAAATTGGGATGAAAGAGACCCGCGTGAGCAAGAAGGACTAAAAAAGCATTGGTATAAGGAAATCACTAATTTCCGTGAATCAAGGGCGCGCAGAATTGCAGAATTAAAGAGAAGAGGTGAATACGATGAATGAAAGTACATTGAAGTATATCCTTGCCCGCGTCATTGACAATGCCAATGAGACGATGAACGAGGCAAGGGAAAACCCCGATGATGCCTTCTACAAGGGGAAGCGCCTTGCGTATTACGAAGTGCTGGACACCATCAAGAACACGCTGCTGAATGAAGGAATCCCGCTGGATGATTTGGGGCTGAATGTGGAATTGGAGCGGAAATTCCTTTAATAGGGCGTGCGCTTTCGGAGAGGTGAAGTAGCGTGAAATATAAGGAATATGACATTCCGAACACCGAAGAAATTGAAAAATTTCGGAAAATGACGCGAGAAGAACGCGATGCACTTCTTAAAAAGCTGCTGGAAGAGGACAGAAAACAAGCCAGCGAAGGAGAAAAACGGTAGAAAGCACCCTGCCCCCCTGCAAGGTGCTTTTTTGATACGTTGAAAGGAGTGCATAAACGTGACCATGACCAGAGAAGAACGAATCCAGCAAATCAGGGACTGCGGGCAGACCATCTTCGAGAAGGCAGAAAGCATCTACGGGGATTATGCCTGCCCGACGAACTTGCAGGTGGTCATTACCATGAAAGCGAATGAGCTGCCGAACATCACCGTGAATCGGGAGTTTTTCAGCGACATCATGATGGAACGCAATGGTGGGCATATCCAGTAACCGGCTTTGAATCATCTTTGAACCTTGTTTGAAACTAAAAATTGCAAGTTGCAAAGAGAAATTGCAACTTACCATCAACTTGCAATCAACTTAATCCGCGAAAAGCAGCCGCACACCT